CCCCCAGGAGCCGCTGGTGCCGCCCGTGTTGGGCTCGGGCTCGCCCCAGGACCCCGTGGCACCGCCCTGCGGCGACGGGCCGCCCTGGGGGGCACCAGCGGCCTGCCCAGGCGGCAGCACGCCGCCGCCGGGAGCGTTGGGGGTGAACGACGGCGGCCCCTGCGGCATCGGCGGCTGGGGCGGCGGCATGCCGGGCGGGCCGGGCTGGCTCATCTCGGCGAACGAGCCCGGCTGACCACGCAGAGCGTTTACACGCGCAGCGCCAGGGCTCGGGGGCTGCTGGAGGTCCCCGAGGATCGTGCTGATTACGTCCTCGTACATCTCGACTCCTCAGGGGCTGCCGTAGGTCTGCGTCGGGTCGATCATCGGCGGCGCGGCCATCTGCGGCTTGGCGACCGGCGGGACGTAGCCCTGGCGCTGCTCCATCGGCAGCGACATCTGCTTCGCCTGCCGCTGCTGCTCGACAAGATCGGCAAGCTGGGCGCGGCGGTCGCCCATCACGTTCTGCGTCTGCTCGTTCAGGCCGCGCTGCTGCTGCGCGCCCATCACCTGACCGGCGACGTTGGCGATGGCCGACAGGGGGTGCGCAGCCTGGATCGTGCGAGCGCCGCCGCCCTGGATCATGCCGGGTAGCTCGGTCGTCTGGCGCAACTGGTTGAGCAGCGCCTGCTTCTTGGCGATGCTCTGGTCGGCCGCACTGTGCGCCCCCTGCTGCATCATGTACTTGAGCAGCATCTCCTCGTTCTGAGGCTGCATGTTCGTCGGGGTCATGTTGATGTCAGCCATCTCTGTCTCCTGGGGTTACATCGCCATCGCCGCGATGCCGGCGACCGAGCCGATACCGGACATGAGGCTCTGGCTCTGCTGCTGCTTGGCGTTGTAGGCATCCATGCCTGCGCTGTACTGGTCCTTCGCCGCGCCCGAGTAGTTGACGCCACCGGCCGAGGTCGAGGTATTGAAGCTCGGCATCGTCGGCATGGCGACCTGGGCACCGGTCAGCAGGGCATTCATCTCGTTGAGCGGCATCGCCCGCTTCTGCATCTGCTCGGCGATCTGCTGCTGGCGCAGGGTGTTCGCATACTGCGATGCGGTCAGGTCCTGCTGGAAATTCTGCTGGTTCGCGCCGGACATCATCCCGAAGTTTTGCTGGTTCTGCGCCATGCCCTGGCCGAAGCCCTGGGCTTGTGCCTGATTCTGGAACTGCGCGCCAGCGAGGTCCTGCTGGAACTGCTGGCCCTGGCCCTGCAATTCCATCTGGTAGTTGCGCTGCTGCTCGGCACCGGCCGTCTGCATGGCGTCGAACGCCTGCCGCGACTGCTGGTCGCCCAGGCGCTGCGACTCGCGGTTCCAGGCTTCGCTGCCACGGGTCAGCCCCATGTTCTGGAGCTTGCCCTCCAGGGCCGCCTGCGCCTGCTGGTTCTGCGGCTGCATGCGCGCCATGAGCGCCTGCTCGGTGCGCTGCCGCCCGAGGTCGCCACCGGCCTGCATGACGTTGGTCTTGCCGATGCCGCCCATGATGCCCTGGCCTGCACCGCTCGACAGGTAGGCGTTGGGGTCCGTCTCGCGGGTGCCGACGGCCTTGCCGCCGGGGGTGAGGGCGTTCCAGTCGAACGGGTTCGCCATCGCCTCGCCAGCACGGCCGATCTGCGCCTGGGCAAGCTGGCTCTTGGCGTTGTCGACGTTCTGCTGGGCGTCGAGCGCCTCTTGCATCTTCGGGTCGACGGTGGTGTTCTGGACCCACTTGGTGACGGTCTTGCCCGTGGCAGGGTCGACCATCGCCTGGGACTCCCACTTCTGGGACCCCCAGGGCGTGACCTGATCGGGCCGGTTCGCCCAGTCGGCACGGGTCTGCGCTTCCTGGCTGGAAGCCGCAGTCTTCTCGGCCATCGCCGAGTAATCGGGCGGCGGCGGCGGTCCTGACTTCTTGCCCATCAGTGGGTCCTCCGTGGCGCGAGCCACTTGCATTCGTCGCGGCGCATCCGCATCAGGAAGAGCGAGCCGTCGGGGTGAGCGCCGTCAAGCTCGACGACGAGCGAGAACCCCAGGCGGCGGTTGATGTCGAGCGCGACGACATTGTCGCTGGGTACGAAGGCCAGGACCTGATTGCAGCCCATCACGTTGAACGGGTAGTCGAAGCAGGCGTGCAGCATCCGCTTGTCGAGCCAGCCAGGATCGCCCGCCATATGCATGACGCAGGACGCCTCGTTGTAGCTGTCGTAGCCGACCACCCCGCGCAGCACGCTCGGGTCCCGGTCGGAGATCGAGCCGATGCAGCGCAGGTTGGGCGACGCCACGAGGCCGATGCGGCTGCACAGCCAGTAAGCGAGGGCGTTCTGCGGCTGGCATGCGATCACAGCACACCCCCAGGCTCCACCAGCGCCTGCCAGCCGACGAAGAGGGTGTCGGCCGAGGCGCGGACCTTCATCGCCAGGGCACCGTAGCGGCCGCTGCCGGCAGCGCCGGTCCACGCCTCGTAGCTTTGGCCCACGCCCGACCAGACGGCGAAGTCCCACAGGCCGACGTCCCAGGCGCCCGAGCCCGCGCCCAGGTAGGCGGGCACCGAGCCGGTGATCTCAAGGTTCCACTCGCTATTCAGCCCGGCCTGGATGCCTGGGGCTGAATCGGAGATGAACGACGGGCGGACCATGTGGAACCGCTTGACCCGGATGCCCTCGCCCAGCGGCTGGAAGGCGGTCACCACGAGCCCCTGGAGGTCGGTGCCCGGCTCGTCGTCGACCTGTCCGTCGGTGCCGCCGATGAAGCACTGCCAGATGTTGCCTTCCAGATCGCCAGCGAAGACCTTGCCGTCGAACGCCTCGACCGTCAGCATCGGGTAGCCGCGCAGCATGGCGAACGCCTTGTTGTTGACCTCGTATGCCCACTGCAGGTTCTCGACGTTGATCTCGGCGCGGTTGATCAGCAGCAACTGCTCGTGCGGCAGGAACTTCACCTCCCAGTAGCGCACGTCGAGCGAGCCCGCGATCTCGATGGCGAGCGCACTGTTGATGGCGCTGGCGATCTGCGGGTTCTGGAAGAAGCCCTGGCCGCGCATAAGCTCCGACATGAAGACCATGCCGCGCTCGGACAGGATGGTCACGTCCTGCTGGTAGTTGGTGTAGTACCGGGCTCCAACGGGCACGCGCCCGATGTACCAGCGGCCGACCACTTGGAACTGCCCGGCTATGTCGGGGTCGTCGCCACCGTAGACGAGGACGTCGCCCTGGTCCGCGATGATGATGAACTGGTTCTGCACGCCGACGCCGCTCGACCCGTCGTAGGTCCAGTTGATCAGCACCGACAGCCTGCCCCCGTTGGGGAACATCGAGCCGAAGTCGAAGGCGGTTGCAGCCCCGGCGTACACACCGAAGTCGAGATACCAGCCCCTGGTCGTGTCCTTCTCGACGAACCAGACCCGGTTCTTGTAGACGGTGACGAAGCTGAAGAGCGCCGGGTCGATGCCGCTGATCTGGTTGGGACCGGCCCCGAGGGTGATCTGCGTGAACGTCGTGCCGTCGTAAACCCAGTAGCCCGAGCCGGGGTTCACCATCAGCATGACGTGGACGCCAGCGTTGGTGGTGAAGTTGAGCGACACCCACTCGCCGACCGGCGTCCCGGTCGGCACGGCCAGGACAGGCACGGGGGTGACGCCCGAGGCCGTGGCCGTGGTCACGTCGTAGATGTCGCCAGCGGCCGTTGCAGCCAGGAGCTTGTTGACCCCCAGCGGCGACAGGTACTTCATCTCGGAGCGGACCTCGCCCGAGAGGTTGCTGGTGTGGCGCAGGTAGCCCCGGCGCATCTGCAGCCCCAGCACGCGGGGGATCATGTTCTCCAGGCGGATCGCCGTCTGGGGGTTGCCGCCCGGCAGCGGCTGGGTCACGTCGAGCCCGCGCAGCGGCGCACCGAACGGGAACGCCTGATGGTTCTGCGTGGCGCTCGACCGCCTGGGCGTCGTGCGGCGGGGGCCGGCGTAGGGAACGAGCGGCATTACGGGATCACCTCGTAGTAGGGCTGCTGCTGCGTCCGCTGCTGGGCCAGCGACTGCGCCTGCGCCTCGCAGTCCTCCAGGGCTCCGCTGCTGCAGAGGTAGCCCCCGGCTGCGTCGGTGCAGATGTAGGTCTGGCGGGCAAAGAAGGCGCCCTCGGCCGGCGTCCCTACGTTGGGATTAGGGACGATTTCGACCGTCGGAGTTATCACCCAGCCAGGAGGAAGCGTTGCCATTTCGTTACGGGGAATTAGTTCTGGCGCATGCCGTAGAGGCTCGCCTCGGGCAGGTTGCCGATGCCGATGTACGGGTAGTCGTGGCGGCCGCCCGCCATGTTCAGGATGTTGGCTCCCTTCTCCGCGCCGATGCGCGAGTCGAAGGCCAGCAGGAAGTCGCGCACGGCGGTCGCTGAGTCAAAGCCTCGGGCTTCAAGCCACTTCAGCCGCGTCAGCAGCGTCATCAGGATGCCGTCAAGCTGGAACGTGTCGCCCGCCTTCGTCGCCACGTTCTTGTAGAGGTCGGGGTTGTCCGCGTCCTGCACCAGCGCCTGGGACAGGTACATGAACTTGAAGTCCTGCCCCGGAGGAGCCGGGGGATTCAGGAACCAGATTTGCCGCTGCCTGATCTGCCACGTCAGCGTGAAGTTGGCGCTGATCGGGAAGACCCGGTAGGTCATCCAGCCCTGGGGGCTCACCGGGCCGACCGCAGGGAAGCGCATCGCCGCGTTCCACTGCGTCTGGTCGATGAACCTGTAGAAGTCGCCAGGGAGGTCGAAGGCGACCTCGTTCGATTCACCCGCCACCGGAGGGATCAGCGTCTCGACGGTGATCGTGCCCTCCTTGGTCAACTGGCTCCACTCGTAGGCGTTGAGCATCTCCAAGCTGGAGAGGTTCGCCACCGTCTTCATCAGCACGAGGTTGGGGTCTGCGGAGCCGACCGGGTCGGTCGGGATCGGCAGGTTGAGCATGGCGCAGACCTGCTGCAGCAGCGTCTGGAACGTGCTGAAGTTGGTGATGCTGTAGGTCGTCGCCATGCTGTGTCCCCAGTCTTAACGGCCGAAATTCTTCACCGTGGGCTTGTCCGGCTTTGCCGGCACCTCGTGGTCGCCCTGGGCCACATGCGGCTGGGCGATCTGGGCTTCGAGAGCCTTGATGCGCTCCAGCAGCGCCTCGTTGCCGTTGACGGTCAGCAGGTACTTCTTCGCCGCGTCGGACATCTCGCGGGCACCCATGAAGGTCATGTTGGTGTCCGACAGGTTCGCCAACTGCTCGATGGTGCGAATCTTGAAGTAGGCAAGCTCCTCGATGTGCGCCTCGGTCAGGAACGGCGCGACCTTGAGCGGCGTGCCGACCACCTGATCCTTGACGCCGGCCTGGAACTGCGCCCAGTGCTGCGGCCAGCGGCGGATGTGGAGGTCCCAGACCTCGGCGGTGACGATGTTGTTCTTGTCGCCGGGGATCATCACGGTGACGAAGGGCACGTCCTTGTAGATCGGCCGGTTCTGCTTGGTCGACTCCGCGATGTCGATGCGCGGCTTCATGTAGAAGTGGACGTGGAGCTTGTCGTCGTGCCCCGGCCCCATGCCCGGCGGCAGGCCGCCAGGGGCGCCGCCGAACTGGCGAGCGTCTACGCTGACGGTCTGGTCGAACTTCGACCAGTCGGTGGGGGTGCTGTTCTGCAGGGCTTCAACCTGCTGCGCGTCGAGTGCCATCTGGGTTCTCCTTGTGCGTGGGATGTTGGGGAATCTCGGCTGGCCCATCCCACTGAAGCCCGCAGTTTAAACGTCAGACGCCGATGGTCGGGACC